GGCCCACAGTGCGCACAATAAAGTGCCTACTGTAGGCCAAAAAGTCTGGGTCATGTTTATTGCTGGAGACCCTAACTTTCCAGTATGGATGGGAGTATATGTATGAGTTCTGCTATCAGTTTACCTTTTGGGTTTAACGGCAATGGAGGTGTTAATAGCACCTCTGACCAAAAGAAGATAATACAGGACCGAGTGGTTTTGGTTATCATGACGCTGGTAAAAGAGCGTGTCATGCGACCTAGCTTCGGGACTGGTGTAAAAAAGTCCACATTTGAGAACACTGTTGACGCACTTGCTTTAATCAGACAGGAAGTGGCTGCGGGCTTTTCTAACTGGCTTCCTTACCTAAGCCTATCAAACGTGGACGGTGCTATAGACCCAGTAGACGGCCATTTGAACATCACTATCGACTATAAGTACGGAACATCAACAACAACTGAGACTCTGGTGGTTAAAACTGATATTCTTAGCCAGTCTGGAGATGTGATTACGGAGGTAACAAGTGGCTAACTACGTGCCATCTATTGACTATACATCTAGGGATTACGCGTCAATCCTAGCGGATATGACCGCCCTCATCCCTAATTTTGCCCCTCAATGGACTAACCGTGACCCTGCCGACTTTGGCATGACTCTCCTTGAGCTGTTCTCTTACATGGGAGATATTCTCAATTACTACATTGACCGTGCTGCCAATGAGTCTTTCATTACTACCGCCACACAACGCTCTAGCGTATTGCAATTGGCTCAGATGCTGGGATATACCCCAGGCTCTAGTATGGCATCAAAGACTACTCTGACCTTTCAAAACTCTACCAGCTCACCAATCACCATACCAGCGCTTACTCAAGTGGCCACTTCATTGGTAGCAAACGCAACAACCTCTCAAATTATCTTTGAGACGGATGCCGCGTTAACCATACCGGCCGCTTCTGGAAGCGTTAACGGGTCAGCCACAGTTACCGCTACTCAGGGAGTAACTTGGTCTAACGAAAAGATTGGCACCTCAGATGGCAGCCCAAATCAGTACTGGGCTTTGTCTCACCCGTACGTAATTAACAACAGCATACATGTAACGATTAATGGGCTGGCCTACACACAGGTAGACTACATAATTGACGCAGGTAGTTATGACCCTATTTTTGCCGCTTCTACAAACGCCAATAACATCACATACTTAAACTTTGGTGACGGTATCAGCGGAAGCATTCCTCCTATTGGAGATATATTTGCCACATATCGCGTAGGCAGCGGTTCGCTGGGAAATGTTGCGTCTAATACAATTAAGTACATTATTTTGGTCCCAGGCTCGTCTGTAATACCTAGCGGTTTAACTGTATCTAATCAGGACATAGTTACCTCTGGCGATGGCGCTGCTACCGGAGGAGCTGATGCTGAGTCAACTAACTCTATTAGAGTTAACGCTCCTCTAAGTATCCGCACAATCAATAGAGCTGTAGCTCTACTAGACTATTCAGCACTTGCTGTTCAAGTATCTGGGATATCAAAAGCGGTAGCTACAGCAGATGTTTACACGTCAGTTACTCTGTACCTAGTACCTTCTGGTGACCCAGGAGTAGCTGCGGACAACGTTACAGCAACTAGCGCCTTTACCACCGCGTCTAATAATGTGCTCAACTATCTTATTGACAAGGCCCCAGCTAACACAACTATTACGTTCCAGCCACCAAAATATGCTGGAGTCTACTTGGTTGTTAACTTTACTGTAGCCCCACAATACCGACAATCCTCGGTTGTTGCCAATGTTACGTCAGCTATTAACAACCTTTTCTACATCGATAATGTATATTTTGGTCAAACTGTGGCAATCTCTGATGTCAACTACGCTATCGCAAACGTTAATGGTGTTGCGTATCAACAAATTATTAAGATGGTGCGTGCTGACCAAGACCAGACCTACAATATTACCAATAAGGCTTTGACCTCAAACGTGGCTACGCTTACTACATCTGCAACCCACACACTTACGGTAGGTCAAACTGTGTCAGTAACAGGCGTGGATGCTACATTTAATGGTACGTTTGTTGTAACTGCGGTTACATCAAACACTTTCTCATACGCACTAGTTGCCAATAACCAGTCATCTACCTCTTCACCTGGCTCCGTTACGGCCCTTACAGTAAAAGATATTACGTGTGCGTCTAATGAGCTCCCCACAATTTACGCACTCGGCAACGTTCCTAGCCCATCAGCTACTGGTATTGGAAGCGTTACTCTTAACGCTACTGGCGGAATCGTAGGCTAATCATGTCTAGATACGGATTAAATGACTACGGGGTTAGCTACTACGGCAGCGATAACCCGTTAAAGTTTGACGCAACGCCTTTTACTGCCTCTTCTGGAGTTGTATCTTCCCACTATGCAGGAATAAACAACTACGGAACTATTACGCTTAACTGGGCTGACCCAGGTGGAAGCTGGTCTCAACTTGCAGTCGTTAGAAACTCGTACGGATTTCCCATAAACGCCTTTGACGGAACCCGCATACTGACTGTTAATAAAGGTAATGACCCTACGATTTTTATCGATACCGGATTAGTCCAAGGCCAGTATTACTACTACTCTATCTTTGTCTACAACTTAACTCAGTATCAGTGGACCAATGCAGGAAATGCAGTAGGTCTGTCTGTAAAGAATTACAGCAACACTAACAACATGTACTCGTACCTCCCCGAGGTTTATAAGATAGCCCAACCTTATGTTGCCACAAGTGACTGGGATAACCCAGACCTGTATAACTTCTTAAGCAACTTTGGGTTTCAACTTGACCTGACAAGAACTGTTACTGACCTTCTTGAAAACAAGTACGACACCGAAACTGTTTACGGAGCTCTAATACCTACTATGCTAAACCAATTTGGATTGGCGTATGAACCAGCTATTGGACTACAACAAAACCGCATCTTGTTAAGAAACGCGGTTACCCTTACTAAACAGAAGGGTTCATTAAGAGGACTCGTTGGGTTTGTTAAAGCCTTTACAGGTTGGGGTGTAGCTGACCCGCTACCAAACGCTTCTTTTGTTTATAACCCTAGCACTGACCAATACTCATTGGTAGCTCCATCAGGCTCTTCTTCATACACGCTAGCCTCCGGAGGTTCAGTAGGGACTAACACATTGGTGATAACAGTTCCTGTAGGAACAACTATCGCGGTAGGTTCGGAGATTTTAGGTGCAGGTATTCAACCTAGTACAACTATTACAAACGTGGCGGTAACTACTTCAACTACCTATACGTTAACTCTATCAAGCTATTTAACCTACGCGGCGTACGGCAGCTACACAATTGTACCTGTAGTGCCTAACCCAAGTATCTCTGGGGTGGTTATTGGTCGTAATTTGATGCTTGATTACAACGACTCATCGTTTGAAGAGAGTTCTGGTCATTGGACCTCTACAGACGGCACAGCTGATGTAGACCAACTGGATACATTTAACATTTCTACAGTCTCTGTCACAACCGGAACTGCAACCTTAACTATTAAGCCACATAACTACGATGTAGGTAACCGTGTAATTATCCAAGGCCTTCCTTACCCTTCATTAAACTCTACATCACCTACATCCGCAATAACACTTACTGCAGTCAATCAAACTGCTGGAACTATAAGCTATTCAACATCCGCCTCAGATTTTACCTCTAAGACCGGCTATAACACTGCTACAGGGCTATATGGAACAGTCACCCCGTACCCAAATCCTTGGGCTGAACCAACGGCACCTACTCTATTCCCTAACAAAGCGTCTGGGATTGGAGCGTTTTACAACACCTCAACTTCCACTCAGACCATTAACGTATTTGTTGGCGATGACTTCCCGCTAACCAAAGGCATTCCTGTAGTTGCAGGAACCACATACTGCTTTAGTATATACGCCTCTTCTGATAACTACACGGCGCGCCTAGTGACCTCAAAGATTAAATGGTACAACCGTTTTGGTGTGTATATCTCAACCTCTTCTGGAACCGCGGTATCAGACAGTGCGACCTCAGGATTCACCTCATCCTCTAGGCCTTATGTGTCTGATACTGCCCCAGCAGGTGCGTACTACGCGTGCCCTGGAGTATCTATTGCCTCTGTAGGAGGCTCTGCCACTAACGAGCATCACTACTTTGACGCTGCTCAGTTTGAGGTAGCAAGTACCCCTAGCGCGTTTGAAGAAGCTCGCCAGATTCGTTTAACTCTAAGAGCTAA